CGCCCCTTTCGGTTTTAAGTTTTTGAATCTGTTTCTGGAGTGCTTGGATGCTGTGTTTATTTTTGGAAGATTGTTTCTTCATTTTGATTGTTTTTTGGTTGGTTAGTTTTTTATTCAATACAATTTTATGGATAAAAATTGAGAAAACTCAAAAGATCTACTCGAGACTGTTGGTAGTCCCATTTAAAAAAACTGAATTCTCTATTTTCAGTAATCACGCTCTAGTAGTTTGGTTACTAGCGGATGATAATAGATGATTGGCAAAGATGGGATGTTCTCGAAGACTGAGAGAAAGTCTTCCATCTCCTCTACAGTTATCTTGTATCTAGACATCATGAATGAATTCCAAGTATCATCGTGGCAATACCATAGAGTGTCGCTGAGAACAATTTGTTCGCGGAAAGAATCTCTTTCAATGAATCTCATATAGTACTCATCAGGTAAATTCCCTTGAGCTAATGAACACAAGCTTTTGATCTTGTTGTGGATTCTTTCGTAAAACCAATTCACTTTTAGATTACCATAACCTAGCCATTGAGACCACACAAATTGATGAATACATTTTTCTTCTTTCCAGTATTTGGGGTAAATGTTTCCCGTGGGTAAAGTGAATGTTTTTCCAAATTTGCATAAAAATGAAGGTAGACGTATCCAATAGGGCTCATCGTCTAGACCTTTCAAAAAGACTCCTTTCAAGTAAGTAACCTCACCATAGGACACTCTACGATTGTGCTTCACCCTCACCCCCGCTTGTTCATAGATATTAATATCATTATAAGCTTGAGCCAAAGATGAGATTAAAGCATTCCTTATAGAATTACCTAAACTAGTGTAAGGTTCCCCAGTGAGAACAAATTCTTGATCTTCAAAGACTTTAATTTTCTTATTTGTTCTTTTATGCCAAAAGGAGATCTTTTGTTTATACATATCTTCGTAAACGGCGGCATCATAATGTAAGTTCAACTTTCGTAGTAAGTAAGGCATGATGCTGATGAGATCTTTATTTTGAGTTCTGTCGAACTTTTCAAAATCGGTCTCATCCACGTACTGTTGGTCTAAAGAATTGTTGACACATAGAGTGTCATCACCCATCACCATGAGGAAGATTGATTTCGGCGCTTTAAGAGCCCTTCTTATAAACGCATTCAATAGATTGGACGTAGCACCAGACGTATAATAAACATATATTGGAATACCATTTACGGTTGCAAATTTGTGATCAGCGAGATGGTTACAGAGAGTTTTTGAGAAGAGCTTTGAAACATCTTTTGCAGTTCTTCCAGCATGGAGTAGATACCATGGGGCAACGTTAAAGATTATACGAGGTACGCTTTT